CGCACCGTTTACATTCCACGGGCGCGCTGCGGGGCTGAGAGGGCGGAAAATCAACATCTACCCCGGCGGTTCTGCCCAGGTAGACGACGTAAGTCAGATTCTCATCACGAAGTTCCCGGCCTTAGATGCCAATCTGCCGTTGCTTATCAACTTCGTAAAGGAGTTCGGCCAGGATATCACCGCCAATACCGACGAGATGCAGGGCCGAGCGCAACGCGGGGTCAGGGAACCGACGGTTCGCGGGCAAGCAGCGCGAATCCAGCAATCCCTAGCGAAGTTTGGAGTGTTTGCCAAGCGGGTATTCCGCTCCCAAAAGCGCGAGCTACAACTCATCTTCGATCTAGACTCTATCTATCTGCCCGGAGATAAGGTGAAGCAATTCCGCGTGCTTGGCTCCACCCAGGAAGCTCCATTCTCCGCGATTCATCGCGACGACTTCAAGAAAAGACTGCACCTGCGCCCCACTGCCGATCCTGACTTTGCATCCATCGAGAAGCGCCGCGGCGAGGCGACCGAGATCATGAACGTAGTCACCACGATGGCGCAGGCCGGGCTGATAAAAGACCCCACGCTCATCAATCGCACGATGCGCGACTGGCTTGCCACGATGGGCAAGTCCGATTTGGTCCGCTACATCCCGCCCGACCCGCCGCTCAAGGTGGAGCCGCAGGCGGAAAATGTACTCATCTTAGAAGGCGAGAATGTCCAGCCGAAAACCGGGGAGAACCACGCCGAGCATCTTCGTGTTCACATCGCTTTCATGAACTCAGCTGAGTTTGCCAACGCATCCGGCGATGCGCTTGCCGCTATGCGCCTACACCTAGAGGCCACGCAGCTACAAGCGGTCGTAGAACAACGGATGCAGCAGGCGCAAGCTGGACCGGGGACGCCAGCATCGCCCCAAACAGGCACAGTAGAAGATACTAACACACAGGCTGGGCCAGTCCCCGGTCCTCCCATTGGAGGCTTGCAGTGAGCGATGTGACCAAAGATGAGGTGGCGGTATGGCGGGACTCGCCGGTGGGTCAGGCGGTCTTTGAGTTTCTTCGCACGCTTCGGGACTCCTACGAGGATTCCTTTGCGATATCGTTTGATGGCGAGAAGGACCGCCGGGCAGCCCATCTTCGCGGACGCAGCCAGGGAGTCCAGGACGCCATCGACGTAGTAGATATGATGTTTCCCCAGGAGGAAGGAGAGGTGAGTGTCAGTAGCAGCGCGTAGAGTCTACGCAGAAAACAGCAAGGTGAAGCTCGCGCCGTTTGGGGGCCGCATCATCGTCCGCCCCGACGACGAGGGGGTGGATGCCGATGCGCTCGGCGAGAACGTCACGGTCGTAAAAGACGAGGATGGCGAGATCAAAACCACGGGTGGCATCCTCATCCCCAAGACCGCGGAGGAGAAAACCATCCAGCGGGCGCTAACCGGAGAGGTGGTTGAGGCCGGGAGCGAGACAGAGTGGGTCAAGGTGGGCGATAAGGTCTACTTCGGTATCCACGCCGGGTACCAGATGGGCAGCGAGATCGCCGCGTACAAAGACTGCCTCATCATGAGCGAAGATGATGTGCTTGCCAAGGTGGTAGTGAGGTAACTATGGGATTGCTAGACGAAGGGCCGGCTGAGGGAACTCCTGCGGAGATCCCGGCTGAAGCCAAATCTGAAGAAGCAGAAGCAGCAGCAGAAGCGGGAAAGCAGGAAGAAGCGCAAGAGACTTCCCCGGACGAGAAGAAGGCTGCCGGCGAGCAGCAGGCATCCGAGCAAGAGCAAGAAGAAGATACCCAGCCACCCAAGGAGGATGGACGCGACAAGCGCATCAAGCAACTCACTCGCAGGCTTCGGGATACTGAGCGTGACCGAGACGCCGTAAACGCCCGGATTGCCGCTCGCGAGAAAGAGTTCGATGCTCTACGCACGAAAGTTGACCAGCTAACGCAGGCGCTTGAGCAGCCACAGAACCAGCCACCCGGAGAGGACGCGACAGCGGAAGAAGTCCGCGAGTATTACGAGAAGAAAGCAACCCGCGAGCGCGAGCAACTTCAGCAGCAGGTGACTCAGCAAGCCGCCGCGATTCGAGTCGAGGGGCAGATCTCAGCCCTTCAAGCCGTACACGACGGCTCCGACAGCGAGCCGAGCTTCGATGAGATCCGCAGTCGCTTCGAGCACATCATCGACCAAGACCCGCGTTACGCCCGCGAGAAGGCGCTAATTCAACGCGACCCAAACCCCCCGCGGAAGTTCTACGAGATTGCCAAGGGGATCTGGAAAAAAGACCGCGATGAATGGGAAGAAGAAATGACCACAGACAAAGACCGCAAAGCAGCCGCTTCGGTAGCATCGTCCACGCCGGCAAGCCGCCTGGGCAAGAAGTCCAAGCTCTCCGATGAGGACCGCAAGAACGCCAAGGCAATCTTTGGGGACGTAGACTTAGAGAAGATGGAGAAGGCCCGCGCCGATCGGCTGGGAGCAAACGGATGAGCGAGTATTGCACGCATTGTAATTCGCCACTGTCCGAGGCCAAGCAGCGCCGGAGGGCCAAATACTGCACTACCGATTGCCGCGATGCGGCAGCCAAGGAGCGCGCTGAGGCCCGTGAGGCCGCACCTGAGCAGGAACCCGCGAGTCCGTATAGCCAAGAACTCGCCCAAGCCCGCGAAGATAAGAGACGCCGCCACGAGGAAGTCCAAGAGGAGTTCGCTGAGGCCAACAAAAAGCGGAAAAAGGGCACAAAGTCCTGGCTTAACGTCGGTAATCGCTTCAAACGCGACCTTTTCGCCATTCCAGGCATGGTAAACGGCAAAACGGACAAGGTTCCCGGCAAATACTTCCGGTGGATTGCGCCGCACCGCGTCGAAGAACTGCTCAACAAGGGTTGGGTGTTCGCTACCCGCGAGCAAGTCGGTGATTTAACACAGAAAATCGTCGGTACCACCGAGGGATTGACCAGCCGCGTCCAGCGAAACGAGATGTTTCTGATGTTCTGCCCTGAAAGCTGGAAGCGCGACTACGATGAGTACAACGAGCTTCAAGCCGAGGCCCAGGAAGCCGAATTGTCCGAAGAAGCTCTTCGGGCGGGGCTAAACAACCCCCGTGCGGGGCATTTCGGCAAGGGGCAGATCCCGGTCAGGCGTCTTGCGCACGAAAAACTCATGGCCGAACGAGGGGAGGATTGAATAAAATCGCCTCTCATACGTCCAACTTAAAAGACCGCGAAAAACGCGGCTTTCCGGCTACACAGAAGCAGTCCTATCAGTGGCTACGGACTATAAGCCACGCGCCCGTTGCGGATAAGGGCTTCAAACCGCACGCCCACAGCGGATTCCAAGGGCCAAAACCGCGAAAACGCAGTAATAACCCAAACTTAGGAGGATTCGCATATGGCGAATAGTAACAACCCGACTGGGTTTACTAAGCCTCGGACGACCACGGGGGGTCCGCCGTCTATCGGTAAGTACACCGCGACGGCAGCGATCATCTACCCTGGAGACGCAGTGACGTTCGATGGATCGGGGGCTGTAAAAAGCATCATCGATGCCACCAAGAATACTGCGGTTCCGATGGGGGTAGCAGCGACTTACGCTGCGGCCAGCGCGACCGTGTATGTCTACGATGACCTCGCGAACACTACGTTCGAGTGCCAGGTAGATGACACGAATGTCACGAGCGCCGATATTGGTAACCTGTTCGATCTCATCACCGATACGGGTGACACCACCCGACTCACGTCGAAGCAGCAACTCGACGGGAGTGATTCCGTGCAGGACAACGTGCGGGTCATTGAGCTGGTGAACCGTGTCGATAACGACAACACGCTGGCGTACAACAAGGTTCGCGTAAGATTCAACGTCTTCTCGAACTCTGGTGCTCAGGCAGTAACCGCGTAAGGAGATAAGCCATGTTGCTAACACCACAAATGGCGGACCTCCTCACGGACGGATTCCGCACCATCATCGACGAGGAAGTCTATACTCGCTGGGAACCCCAGTACAGTCAGGTCTTTCACGTCGAAACGTCAACCAAACCCGATGAGAATGATTCGGAGATCACTGGATTCGGCCTGATGCCGGTCAAGACCGAAGGCGCGGCGATCGTTTATGATGATCCGCAGCAAGCCTTCGACACGACCTACACTCACCTTACCTACGGAATGGGATTCCAGGCAAGTGAGGAAATGGTCGAGGATGACCAGTACCGGAAGATCCGCAACATGCCGAGGCAACTCGCACGTAGCGCGATCGAAACGGTCGAAACCATCGACTTCAATCACCTGAATCGGGCCTTCAACAGCAGCTACACCGGGGCTGATGGCCTTGAGCTTTGCTCGACGGCTCATCTGCTCCAGGGTGGTGGCACGTATCAGAACGAACTGACCAGCGCAGCCGACCTGAGCGCGACGAGTCTGGAGCAAGCCTTCATCGACATCGCCGCGTGGACTGACCATCGGGGCAAGAAGATCCGGTGCCGTCCGTCCAAGCTCATCATTCATCCTACGAATGACTGGACGTCGGTCAAACTGCTTCAGTCGCAACTCGACCCGGAGTCGTCGAACAACAACGTCAACCCGGCTCGTGGGCGTCTGAGCGTTCTGGTTAGTCCGTATCTGACGGACACCGATGCGTGGTTCATCCAGTGCGACCAGCACTTCATGTACCACTTCTGGCGTCGCGCCATGCGAAACGGTCGTGACCAGGATTTCGATACCGGAAACCTGCGTCACAAGATCGACTTCCGCATGAGTTCCGGTTGGAGCAGCCCAATCGGGATCTTCGGTTCGCCGGGCGTCTAACTCAATCCGTGGGGGGCGGGGACCGTAAATCCCCGCCCCCCACGAAGGAACAATGGCATGAACCGCTCACGGCCCCTTAACAGGCTCAAGCCGGGCGATCATCTTCTCGGAACATGCGACGGCGATACAATCTACGCCTCGGATGCCAGAAGGGAACGCTACGGTGCCCGTAAGGGGCTGTGGGTCCATAAAGACGATCTGGACGAGCCTGGACGCTTCGACTTCCCACAACGGGTGCGTCGCGAGCGCCAGGTTTCGCCCAGGTCGCGTGGGCCAGGTCAGACTTGGCGAGTCTATGATGAGGATGGTAACAGTGTTTAGATTCCTAACATCCCTTGTGTTGTTCTTCGCGCTAGCGACGCCAGTTATGGCTGCAAACGGTGGAACGTGGACATGCACCGACATCACCGACAATACGGATCGGCTTGTGGTTCATTGTCACCTTGCCACCGATGCTTCGGATGCGAACGACTACCCCCTAGTGGATGCTGATGCAGTAACCGGCACACCTAGCAAGTTAGCGCTACTAAAATTAACCCTTACGACATCAGACCAAGATTCCACCTGGCTCTTTGAGTTCAACGATGCGACTGATTCGCCGATTGCTGGTGCTGGAGGTATGCTTGGAAAGACCTTCGTGCTCGACCTGATGGACACGGATGGTTTTCTCAGTCCGACGATTAGCGGCACAACGGGCGATGTTTACGTTACGACAACGAGCATTTCAACCGGGCTTTATGCAAACCTAGTGATGGTATTTCGTAAGGTGCCGTAATGGCTCTGCCAGCTACTCCGACAGCTAGAACGATCGTTATGGAGGGGCTAAAGCGCGCGGGTTCACCCAGCCCCACCCCTGGGCAGATCCAGCGAGCCACGGATTCGTGGATACCGGAGATTGTAAACGAGATAGTCACGCGAGCGCGGACCGACTACAGATATACGGCCGACTCCGGTTCGACAGGTGTTTCCAGGGGCGGTAACGGTTTGCTCAAGGTGTTTCACACTACAGCGACTACCGTTACAGTAGACAACCGGCGGCGCTACCCGCTTCCAACCGATTACGACGACGACCTAAACATCACCTTGCTCAAGGGAACGCACACCGATACCGCTACGGCAGGCGACTCAACGACGGTTACTTTGGCGGCGGACGAGGACATCTCGCAGGCGGACGCAGAGGGTTCCTACATCATCATGACCGCGGGGACTTCGATCAGGCAGTACCGGCAGATCGTGGGGTACGATACGACCACGATGGTTGCCACCGTCGAGAAGGCTTGGGATGCAACCAAGACTCCAGTTTCCGGCGATACATACCTGATCGTGGACCAGCACATCCCGCTGGAGAAAGAGATCATCACGATTCTCGACGACCAGGCAAGCCCCACAGCCCCCGGCGAGCCAACTGACTACAGTGAATACGGACGGGAGTTCTACCTGGACCCGCCGCCCGATGGGGTCTACGGGCTTCGGCTGCGCTACTACGCAGACCCGAGCCTGGTGGACTTGACGGATCTTAAGTGGACCTCGATGCTGCGCGAGTGGCAGCGTGCGCTGACGCTAGGAATCCAGGCGTTAGCAGAAGAAGATAACGACGACGATCGCGCGGACAAGACCCGCACGAAGTTCAATGAAGCCTTAGCGGGGGTTTTGGCCCGCGAGCAGCCGTTCACGGACGAGTTCTCTGGTTTCGAGTACGGCTATCCAGACACAGAGAGGGTAATCTAAATGAGACGATATGGAATTGTGGGGAGCCAGACTGTCCCCGGTACACTTGCTGGCATTGGGGGCGAAGCCGAGTGCGGAATCGTGGCGCTTGAATCAGCCGCTACGGTGGTGCCCCATCTGTACGGTATCACCTGCGGCTGTACCGGCACTCCCGCCGACCAATCCCACGGGTTCTCCCTGGGCCGGTTCACGGTACGCGGGTCATGGTCTGGTGTAACGCCTTATTCACTCGATGGTGTCGAGACGGCGGGCAATATCATACCATCTATTAGGCGCGGGGTACTCCAACCAAACAGGAGCAGCGACCTACACCGCGGGTAAGCTAATGACGTTCGCTATCAACCAGCGGGCGACGTTTACGTGGCTTGAAGATCCAGACCGCGGGATCATACTCCCTGCTACAGCAAACGCCGGGGTTGGTCTCTACTTCTCCGAGACCACTGGCGGCTCGGTCGATTACAGCGCGACGTTCTTGTTCGCCGAGTAGCCGCTCGTGGGCTACTTAACGATCACAGACCCAGAACGCCGCTTAATCGAGTCGGACACCAATACCTTGCCCCCATTGCGGCGGGGTGTGGGAGATCAAGAGTACCGACCCGACGCGAGCGGTGGAAGGCCGGTGGTGCTTCAACTGTAACCGCGCAGTATGCCCTCAATGCGCGGACAAGGGTTGTGTGCCAATCCTGAAGCAGATCGAGGAGCAGATGGCTCGCGCGAAACTCTGTGGTGATATACTCGGATGAGTGGATGGGATAAAACCCCGTCTGCTCATACGGGCCGGGCGAGAAGCAAGCCGAAGATCGGGGTTGTCGGCCAGCCTCTACTGGATACTCTATACGAGGTCCACCTGGAGGCAATGATTAATCGCCCCCTGAGCGTCCCCCCGCGACCCAGGGTGGTTCAATTCGCTTCAGCGGTGCTAGGGGATATCCCCCGCGAGAATACGATGCTACCGGGTGATTGGGACGAAGTGTCTGCCCAGACCCAGACGTGGGCTGAGTACAGCGAGGACGGAGAGCAGAACTGATGTCTGAGGGACGCGCACAATTATTCCAACTCTTTCTCGGCTCGGATTATTCCGGCTTTAAGGTGTACCACTACGCCGCTGGTACCACGGCGGACAAGACCGTCTGGACCGATGCCCATAAGATCAATGCGGCACCACAACCTGCGGTCGCAGATTCTAATGGATGGATCTCATTCTACGCTGATGGCGACTATCGGCTGATGGTGACGGATTCTAACGGAGTGGTGATCCGCGATATGGATGACTACCGCGTTACTTCCGACACGGCGACTCTCTGGGAAGGCAATGTTGGAACGTCATACCCTGCGGTAACGTCCCTTAATCAAAACCAGCTATTCATCAAAACCAATGGCAGATGGAACCTTTAGCGAGCTAGGGTTCCGAGGATGGTGATGGGTTTGACAAGATCGTTCCGGGTTTCCAGTGGGTAAGCGTTAAGGACTACGGCGCTACTGGCGACGGCGCAACGGATGATACAACCGCCATTCAGGATACCATTAACGCCGTAGATGCTGCGGGTGGTGGAACAGTCTATTTCCCCGCGGGGGTGTACCTGATCTCCGATACGCTGCTCGTGCTCGACAAGAAAGGCATGGCTCTCGTTGGCGAAGGTTGGACGAGTCGCGATGACTTGACGCGATCTAGCGTTATCAAATTGGCCGATGGTACCGATCTCACCATGCTCTCCCTGAAACACAGTACCAATGTGTCGGTGGGTATTACGGTCCGCGATCTGGCCTTCGATGGCAACAAGTCTCACCAAACCGCCTGGTCGGCGTACAACTACATCTCGAACAACCAAGGTCACGGCATTCGTATCGACCGCTGTGCTCAGACCATCATCGAACGGGTCTTGATTTCCGACGTTATCAACGACGGCATCTCGACCCGTAACACGGCGGCAGTGTCGAATGTTGTGACCATCAAGGACACGCGAATCGTCTTTGCTGGCGGTTGGGGTATCTACGGAACCCTGCTCGCTGATTCGATTATTCGGGATTGCTATATTGGCAACTGCGGTTCAAGCAGATTCGCCGGCGGGCATGGACTTTCGGGTGGCATCTTTATTGGCTCTCCAGACAACATCATCTCAAACTGCCATGTTTTCCAAGCAACTGGCAATAACATCCTGGTCAAATCTACCTACCAGATACTCATCGAGAACTGCCGCCTAGACGGCTCGACTAGGGACTGCTTAAAGCTCCTGGGCAGAACCGGGACCGCCGGTAGTGGCGGGGACGATGGAACCCACCATATCTTCGTGATGGGCGGTATTATCTTCGATGGCGGTGTTTATCAAAGCGGTGGGGATACTGGATCTTCCTCTGAGCGTTCCGGGATCGGCATTGATCCCGACTGTGCGGATATTTATATCAGCGATGTTGTACTCCGTGCGGGGCCAAAGTCCTATGGGGCCGAGTCCTATGTAGGCGGACAAGACTCAGGTGTTCGCTGCGAAGGGCGGCGATGCCACTTCGATAACGTTACTGCCGAAGGGAACCGGCTGTATGGTTTCTGGCTTCCCACGGGAGGACGGAACCGGAATTATCTCACGAACTGTATCTCTAAGTTCAATGGGGTGAGTGGCTACAATGTGCTCACGGATAACAATGAGTTCCGTAATTGCCAGGCGCTCAGTAATGGCGTCGGGAACGCATCATCTTATGGCTTCCGTCTCGCCGGGGATAGTAACCTTCTCTTGGATTGCGTTGTTGCCAACACGCACGGGTTCGGTAGACGAGACACTTACGGAGGACGCAAGCGCAGCCGAAACTGCCCTAGATATTTCCGATGCATCTGCGTTGTCGGACGGCGATACCGTCTTGATGGTAACGGACTTCGGAGCGGTGCTGCCGCTCGATCTAAACGCCGCTCCGGCAGCAAATACAATCACGATTCTTCAGTCACTCCAAGGTTCCGGCGTGATAGCCAGTTCGGGCAACGCCGTTAAGTCCCAAGTAACCTACGATGGGGTGAATGTCTCGGGCACGAACAACGAGATTGAGGGTCTGCGTGCCGTCAATATCCTGACCAACGATATTAACGACGGCGGCACCACGACAAAGAATATGCTTGCGCGTTCGTCCGCCACGACAACCAAGATGGTAGGCATCCACACGGGGACTGGAACGCCAGAGTCCGTAGTGACCGCTCGGGTGGGGAGTCTCTACCTGGATAACACTGGGGGTGCGGGTGTTACCCTGTACGTGAAGGAAACGGGGGACAACACCAATACAGGCTGGGTTGCCAAATAGTGATTCGTGGTGAGACGAAGAACATCGCCCTCTCGCCGGTGGCGAATAAGGATTTGGATGAAGCCGCGACCTTCATTCCAAACCAGGTAGATCTGCGCAATGGACGAATGGATCAAGCGGGAAATTGGATCAAGCGACCCGGGTTTTCCTCGAAGTGGGAAACCGGCGTGTCGGGTTCGGTGGACCTGCTTATCCCTGCTGGTCAAGGCTACGCTGTATTGTCAACTGGTGCGGTGGTTCGTCTCGGTGCTTCGCCGACGGCGCTAACAGGGACGATGGACGGGACTAGCCGTCCGACCTGGGTCAACCACGACGGGACGATCATTATAGCCGACGGCGGTAGCCTAAAGCAGATCGCCGGCAATACTGTACGCGATGTTCCAGGCTCGCCGCCCGCAGCGAAGTACCTGGCAACGATGAATAGTTACGTCCTCACTGCGGGGCAATCCGATACCGAGCTTCGCTGGTCCGATGCAGGCTCGCACACCGTCTGGACGGATTCTAATGTCACCGACGTTGAGGGAAACGGCGAGCATATTCAGAACCTAAAGGTTCTTGAGCGGCGAATCTATATATTCAAGTCTGGTTCGATAGAGATATGGGGCAATGTCGGCGGTACGCAGATTTTTGCGCGAAACTACTACATCAACACCGGCATCCAAGCCCCGCACTCCGTGGTAGAAGCCAATAATACGTTCTACTTCTGGGGAGACGATGGGGATTTCTACAGCCTAAACGGCACTACCCCACAAGTTATCAGCACTGGCTACCGCCGCGAACTAGACACTATCAAGAACCGCGATGACTGCGTAGGGTGGGACTTCCGCGCTGAGCACGTCATCCGGTGGCTGTTCCCGACCGAGGGGCGAATCTTCACCTTCGACTACATGCTCGGATTCTTCTCCGAGGACTCCATGTGGCGCAACGGGCAGTGGGAACGCCTGCCGATCAACTCGGCGATGCTGCTAAACGGCAAGACTTACGTGGGGGACTTTGAGCC